ATGCTCAATGACACTAAAATTAAGCAATTAAAACCTCAAGATAAGACTTATCGTGTTGCTGATCAAGCTGGCCTTTGCATTGAAGTCCGTACCAATGGCTCAAAGTTTTGGCGCTTCCGGTATCGGTTTCTTGGAACTCCCAAGATGATAAGTCTTGGTGAGTATCCGATTGTGACATTGGCACAAGCAAGAAAACTAGCCCAAGATCAAAAAACACTTCTTAGCCAAAATTTAGATCCTTCTCAGCAAAGACAGGAAGATAAAGCTAAAGCTCTATTAACTGAGATATGTCTCTTTAAAAATATCGCCATAGAATGGTATGAGGGAAGAAAAGAAAAACGTTCAGTTAGTTATAGACGTGCTGTCGAGACTGCATTTGAGAAAGACCTTTTCCCAAATCTCGGCAATAAAGATATTAAAAATATTACAGCATTTGATGTTCTTCAGATGCAAAAAAAGACTGTAGCCAGGATAAGAAAACAATCTAATTTTGGCACTGGAGAAGCGACCGCAATTTTAAATAGACAAATTACTAGTCAGATTCTAGATTATGCAATTGCCACATCTCGATGTGAGCAAAACCCTATATCAGCACTTAAAAATACAATTGAGCGCCCTGCTAAAGAAGGTGCGCGTCCTATGTCTGAAGAAGAGAAGAGTGTTTTTTGGGATAGATTCATTAAATATAAAGGAGCTGCAACTACAAAAAATAGTATTTTGCTTCTCATTTATTCGATACTCAGATCTGTTGAAGTTACTAGGCTTGAATGGGATTGGATGAATTTTGAAGATGATCTTATTAGGATACCTCCAGCTACGAAAGAGCAATTAAATTCAGGGCAACGTAATATCAAAATGAATAGGGAGCACATCATCCCTATGTCAAAACAAGTGAAGGCTATATTGATTGATCAATTCTCGCAGACTGGATCTGGAAAGTACGTATTCTCTAGTGTATTTAATCTGAATAAACTAATGAATAAATCTTCAATTAATAGCGCCCTCGCGTCAATGGGCTTTGAAGATTTGACCGCGCATGATTTCCGTGCTACTGCATCAACTGTTTTGCATGATCTTGGTTATCCTTCTGATCATATTGAATTACAGCTGGCCCATGTAGATAAAAACAAAATTAGAGATACCTATAATCATGCCCTCTATTTAGATGAGCGTAGAAAAATGATGCAAGACTGGGCAGATATTGTTGATAGTTGGGGTGATAAATGAGGTACTTCTACATCAAGAAAGGCAAGCAGTACTTGCATATACAGCAATCAATGTATGAAGAATACCAGGACTATTCAGATATAAATGGAATGGTCACTCAGCAGTACGTGTTTTTAGATGATAAAGAGGATGCCATAAAGTTTTTAGAGAAAAGAGAAGCTAATTATTTTCTAGTGACTAGAGGCAAGAAGTTAAAGGAAGTGGAGATTGTGAGGGAGTGATGCTTGCTAATGTTGAACACACTGCAAGCAAACACTGATTGAGACATTTGTTTTAATTGTGTGGGCTGTGCATCCTGAGAATAGGAGACACAGCACTGTGACAAGCGAAGCAAGTTTTGATCGTTGGCACCGCTTCTTAATTATCGATTGCTGCATAGATTAGGTTCTCCGCAACTCGATTGGTCCAGCCTTTGCCATATGTTGACCATGTTCCTAATGATGTATAGAACTTCAAACGCTCGGCATTGAGCTTTAGAAGAACATCATTCACATCCATAGCTTTTACTGCCGCAATCGTTTTAGGCCCAATGATTCCGTCATCCGGTACACCAGCGACCTGTTGAAGCTCTTTAATTGCTCGTGACTTACCAGCATTTACAGCAAAGTCCCAAAGCTGGAATACAATCGCTGAATGCAAACTATCTGCACCAAGCTTATCCCACCAATCCTTTCTATAGATCTGCTTAGCCTGTTCAAGAGTTAAGTTTTTGATATCCAGATTCGGATAGGTATTTGCAGCAATGCCATATTTGGTACCTTTTAGAACACCAACACCTACCTTACCGCCTGTCCAGTTTCCCGGATCACGCTTATCACTTGAATAGCCAGCTTCATGCCCGATCAACCGGTCAAATGCCTTATCGAATGTCATCATGTTCATTTACTTCCTTTCGTTGTTTGTCACTTGACCCAAAATAAAAGGCCACCACGGTTCCAGACCAGCCCAGAATCGCACCCAGCGCCACGTTAATTAAGTCCCGGTTCTTATCTGGCATCTCAACAAAGAAAAGCCCAACAACACAGAACAGAGACATGGCGATGGCCGCAAAGGCTAAATATGTACGTGTATTTTCACTGTTCATTTTTTATATTCCTTTCTACTTGAGAAAGCCGAACATTCGCTGAATTAGCATCTGTATCGATTCGTGTTAGTTTTGAGGAATGGATAGACGTTTCCTGCTTCAAATCAATAATTGATGAGCCAAGCCAACCCGCAAGGCCGATCAGCGCACCAGTTAAAGCCCCGCTGATCCAGCGGACAACATTCAATCCACCATCTAAATTGCTGGACTTGTTCTCGAGATGACGTACCTTTTCATCCAGCCGTTCTATCTCACGCGCGTTGTCTTTGCCTTGAGTCAAAATTGTTTCAAGTGCCATTGATTGGCGGATCTGTGTTTCAGAAACGCTTTTAAGATCTGCTTTGATCTCGTCTATTTTTTTCTCAAATCTTAAGCCGTAGCCTTCTGTATCAGACATGAAAAGTCCTTACCGTTTTTGCTGATTTTACGGATTAGGAATTGTGAAGTATCGTTTTCTGTTGACAGTAAAAAAGCCCCTTTTCAAAGACAGAAGTCAAAGCATCTTAATGATCAAACTGCCTTGTGCTAAATCCACATCGACACTTCCAGTGTTAGTGATAGAGACTGTTATTTTATTTGTGGCAGAGACAAATGCTCTAATCGCTATGCTTGCATTATAAATACTGAAAGATGCAACGACCGGATCGCCCAACTGCGCACCTGGGAAATCAAAAATTTGTTGATTTGTTTGCCCTGGTTGAATCAAAGGCGGATCAAAAACAATTGGTGTTTCATCTCTCTGATATATCGTTCTATTCACATATCCTGCCAGCGGCATTGGATAGCCAGATGCACCTATTTGCGCACGACAGCCATTTGAATACATTGTGGTTCCGTTTACAGAGCCTGCATTGCTGAATGCACCCCTATATTCACACATAGAAAATCCTTTACGGGATTCAATATTAAACAAACCAGAGGTGGCCACAGCAGGATCATGTTCAATGACACAATCATGAAAGATAATGTCTCCGAGAGCTGTGGTCGCATTGATACGTGTTGCACCGATAAAAGATGAGTCAATCAACTTATATCTTGAATAAACATTAGCATCACACTGGATGTATGTTTTTCCGCATCCTATCGCCTTCACACTATACCCAAATGAGCTTGGGTATTTCAAAAAACCTCTACCAAACAATGGGACTACAACTTTCGCTTGAATATTCTGAGCCCTGATTTCTGCTGTTTCAGACAAAGCTACAGAATTGTTTAAGTTAAGTGCTGCTAATCGCAATGTATCTGCTTTCTTGGCAAGAATATTTTCAAAGTGGAAATTCTTTGGTGGCAAATAATCTGCAGCATGTACGCTTGATGTGCTGTAGCCGTAGATTGCACTTAAATTTTCAGTACACTCAACATTGCGGACAATGACACTGTCAAATACACGACGTGGTGTAGAGAAGAAATTAGCAATAATATTCCCAGAAGGAGTGATTACATAAGTGTTGCTATACACTTTAGTGCCGTTAATTTCACAATAACCTAGGCACGTCGCAACATCTACACGCATAGAAACATAGTTTCTTAAGGACCCGCCCTCAAGTTTTAAATCTTTACCGGACCATGTGACAATATCAATATCACAGTCTTTAAAAAGATAGTTGTTCCCCCAATGAGTCCCTGCTGTTTCTAACCGTGAGTTGTGTACAGTAACGTTTGAACCATGTCGACCATCAAGTGTAGTTGTACAGTTTGATGCTTTCATGCTGTAAATGTTGGTATCACAACACAGACCGATAGAGATGCCGTAACCTAGTCCGGCATACTGCGCATCTTTAATAAGTGGACTGTAAAAATTGCAATCATTCCCCCTTAGATCAACAAGAGTTCTAAATCCTGAGGAACCAAATACATTACTGATATACACATCAACACTATCACGCTCGATTATTATAGAATTTTGATTACTCCCGTTCCCAGTTGTTGCTATCTCACCTATTTTAAAGTCAATGCGTGTTTCTGCTGGAATAATTTCAACCTTAGCTGTACTACCTACATTAAAACCCATGTCCAAAGTAGGTGAAATCGCACCAGTTGCATCAAGCAAACGAAAAGCTGTGTTTTTATAATACGGTTCATTTTTTGGAGGGTTATTTCGCTCCGTCAGTACTTCTTCTTTCGATGAGATACGTATATATTTACCTATCGCAGAAAGCGGAAAGCCTGTCACCTTAGTGCTAAAAAGTGAAAGTCCAGACAGAGAAGCAATGGGAACTATATCAGGCGTTTTTGCTGTCTTTACAGTTAAGTATCGGGATATATCATCAGCTGGTAAGATTACTTTACTAATATCTGTTGGGGTATAGAAATCCAAGCTATCAGTAATTAAATAACCATTAGGGTTTTTGGCTACTAAGGGAAGATTGAAGGCTTTTGCATATCCAGCAGCGGCTTTGAAATATGAGGTTGCATCTCCGGTTACATAACCAAACAATTCCGGAGACGCCTCGATTAGTTTAAAGAAAGTATTTAGTTCTTTTTGAGTTTTATCACCATCAACTACCAGTTCAGCCAACCACCCTCTCTCGATAACAATATTTTTAATTCTATCTGCAAGCCCTTTTGCATAGGCATCGATTTGATCTAATGCGATACCTTGTTCGATGATTTGTTCTTGAAGTGCCTGATTAAGAATCTCAATAGCTTTCTCACGTGAAATCTTTTCAAATCCAAGTGAATGAAACCATTCTTGTAAAATTGCTGTGAGTTTATCCAGTGATTTTTCTAGAACATCAGGATAAAAATTATCATAGTTTGTAATATCGAGTGCCTGATCAACCGGTGTTTCTCCTGCAATATAGAATTCAAACCCTAGCTCAGGAGCAGCATTGAAGATCACATATCCACCCATATGATCCTGATTTAGATACGCTGTATATTTGCTCTCGTCTATCGTGACAAATTCTGCACCATCTAAATATTTTACAGCTATCCCTGTTGCATCTTCTTGTTCGAAAACTCGAAAGGTAAAATCAAAACGCGTATTTATGCCGTTCCCAACATACAAGGGGCTTAGCCGGTCGGATACTGGAACTGTCATATATTCACCAAAATAAAAAGGCCGTATTACTACAGCCCATTTTATGTAAGGTGGCTTTCAAATAGTTGGTAGCACGTCTTGTGATGTCAACAGCACATTTTTAAAAGGCTAATTCAATCGCTTCTTCTTCAGTATCAGCGAATCCAATGATGATGGGGTCTAAGTGCTTCATACTGGTTATGCCTTCCCAAATCAATTTACGACTTTTCTCATCATAAACATAGGACTCAACCCCTACGAACATTTCCTTTTTGCTTTTGAATACAACGTATTCTTTACCCGGTGAACGTAAAGACTTTTTACCCAAATAAATACCGTATCCCAAATCTTTGCTGACCAAATATTGCATAAAACTTCTCCTCTGCTTGATTAAAGATTGAACCAATCAAGCAAAGAAGTCAACAAAAATATTAAAACAAGTTATTGAATATTAACGAATAATTGATATTATTCACTAATATTAACCCTTCTTAATTTCTCTTAATCGTTAGGCGCGTGCTTTCCTGTAATAGTTCCACGTATCGCATCCAGTGCATCTTCTGGTTCGTCTTTTTTGCCGCTAAAGATATCAAGCCAGTACCCGGTTGGCTTCCCAAGGGTTGCAAACGGAATGCCCGTAGCAAGGGTCGCCGTGTTCAAAATATCTTTTGCCGCCTTACCTTGATTAACTTCTTTATCGTCACTCAGAGCTCGTTGGGAATGTTGAATTAAAGAAAGGCTTCCCTCCAACATACTAAACGCAGGAGAAGCCGTATAACGGTCATTCATCACATTGCTGTCTGTATTGCTAATGGCCGCATTCACAAAATTACCTGCATAAGGTACGAATGCTGAAAGCATTTTGACTTGGGATATCGCCATTTTGGCAGAAAGATCATCCCACTTGTTTCCGTCATCATCTTCATCTTCCAAACCGCCAGCGAAGATAACGCCGAGCAATTCAGACAGCATTGCTGGCAGCGAAATCATCATAAGGGCAACATATGCCAAACGTGGTGAAGCATCTACCCAGCTACCATTATTAGCCTCAAGTGCCAGCTTGATTTCAGTATTGGCTGTATTCCAAACCATATTGAACCAGTTATAAAACATCAAGAACATACGCTTAGCAGGCGTACCTCGTTCGAGATTCGATATGCCTTCTGGTGACATGTCGTTCATGTACTGACGAATTACACCGTCTGCAGCATGGACCGCATCATATTGATTCAAACCTTGTTCGGTGAAATGGCTAAATGCCGCCTGCCAAGATACGACCTCCATTGGTTTTTGAATCGTTGTCTGAAGTATGTATGCGTGCTTCATGGTGAAACCTTTCACCGTTTGATAAGCATTTTTTTGGAATACCATGTCATCAATTGCATAACGGTATTCATCAGCAGAGCGGTCGAAACGGGTTTTCATGAAATCAGACATCTCCATGATCTGATTCGCCATGCTTTCACGACTAGCTATGGATCTGAAATACTGCGCCTGTGCTTTTACTAATTGCTTAACCGGTACCGCGACTGAAATCTGTGTAAAGCCAGTGAACTGTTCAATCGCGTTCTTTAAATTCGCAGACATAATTGCAATACCAGTATTACGACGCAGTACACGAAATACGTTATCCAAAATATGAATGCCAGAACTTTCATCCACTGTCTGATTTGCAACCGCTTTCAACCATGGATTAAAGATTTGCTTAACCCCGAACGGCAATACCCGTTCAATTTCATTTCTGAAATCTTTATTCAGCAGCAATCGCCCCACCTGGCGTACTTGTTGCTCTAAATGGATATATCGCAACTCTTTATCTAAATGGCTAGGCAATCGCGACAAATCAAGCTCAAGCTGATCATGGTAACGATCCACACGTGACTTTGTGAAATTTGCGCCAGTTGTGGCAATATCCAATGCTTGCAAGTTATTTTCTGCCAGATTATTGTCTTGGATACGGTCCTGCTCATTTGAGCGTAGACGATCATAGACCGCCGGAACATAGCCGCCTTTGTACTCTCCAAAAGGAGTCATAACAGGCGCATTCGGTAATTCATCAAAATAACGACCATTGATTTTCTTATGCGTGATCTGGGCTTTTTCCTTGTAGCTATCGAACAAATCCCAAAACTTTTGGATTGTATCCATATCTGATTTTGTGATTGTACCTTCGGCAATCATCCGGTTGAAAAATTGGTCCCAACCGCTAAAATCAACCGACCCATCTTCTAGTCGGCTGCCCCAACCATAGCCGAGCACTAAGCGTTCTTTGTTGCTTGTGTTACCCGTGTGCATGATTGCATGCAGTAAAGACTGTTTACCTATAAAGGTATAGTTATTTAATTCAGGCGCAGCGATTTTAGAATTATCCAATTTGCCGAAACCTTCAAAATTTTTTACAACTTCATCAAGCATTTTGGCTTTTTCTATTCGGTATTTGCTCAACGCATCCTGCATCGGGTTAAGGATGTATTCACGGTATTTTCCAGTAGGTCCGCCATCTAACCATGTCACAACCTGATCTACACGTTTTGCAGATGCACCCAATTCCATGAATCGGGCCTTAAGTTCAGCAACTTTATCGCGTCCGAGAACTGTTTGCTGGATTTTCTCAATACTTTTTTTACCACTGGATTGTTGAATCAGTTCTTCTCGGACTTGTTCACGCTCAAATGCTTCGTTTGTGGTATGCCAAACCTTATTTTCACGTGATCGATGCCAAAGCGTTTCTACCGCAGCCATTACTGCACTGAAATCTTCCAGAGAAAGATTTTTATAATCTTGGTTCTCTGGCAAAGTGCCGATGTTTTGGATTTCCGCATAGGTAGTGGGGTCGTACTTACGAATCAATTCAAGCTGTTGCTCATAGTTTGATGAATCACGACCCAGACCATATTTACCCAAAATACCGCGTGCTGCCGTTACCATATCGAAATCACGATTTTTAGATAACTTCTCATTATTGCCAAAAATCTTTTTCACTAGATTTAGATTTTGTTGCACCTGGTCTTTTGCATCGTAGCTGTACTTAGTGGCATAGAACTGGACAAGTTGATTGCGCTTATGACGCGCTGCTTCAACTGTTTCACCTTTCCTGAAGGCATCGTTTGCCATGCGACCTAATCGAGCATCATCTTGTGCACGCATGTGCGGTCGAATATCGTTGATTTTTTGGCGCTGCACCATATCCCGCGCAACAGTTTTTGCAGCTTCATTGAGAGCGGATTTACGTCCCAGCAAGCCATTAAGTGCGGCCATTTCGGATGCAAGCATCCGAGCACGAATATCATTGTGCAAAGCTGATTCAACCGCTTCAGTGATACTTTGCGGATCATAAAATTCAGAATACTGAGCAGCCATACGCTCATCTGTTAGCTGATCAATACGCTGTTTTGGTGTTGGAGAATTGATAAGGCCACGAATCAAAGCATCACCGCTTTCAAAATTGAACATCTCAGCAACCAGATCTGGATTTTCACCGCCGCGCTGCGCAAAGCCGTACGCCCCTTTTGAAATCAGTTTAAATACCTCACTATCTTTGCCGTATTTAGACTCAATCCAATCTAGTGATAATTTTCCTTTTGTTACTTTACCTTCAGCATATCCTTGCAAAATATCCATGTCTTGAGCGTAATTAAGCAATTCAGGATCAACTTGATTAGAGTATTGTTTATTACCAATCAGCTCATCCGAAAAACGATCTTCTAATTCGCGCGAATCAAATTTGCCATTTTCATCTTTGGCTAAATAACCAAACTCGACCAGACGTTCAGACATCTCCTCAATAGAAAGACCCTTAACTTTAGACTTTGTGGAACGTGCAACAGGTTTATTGCCGATGCCAGACTTAATCTTAGCCGGCTGATCAATTCCCCATGTCGATTCAATTTCGAGAGAATCTAGCCCACCAAGCTTGGCTATGGCTTCAAATAATGTGTCACGCTCAGGTTGAACATTGTTTAAATCGCGCTTATCCGCTTTCTCTAACGGCTGGCGTAAAAACATCATGGCCTGATAAATTGGTTCCTGAGCAACATCCTTTGCGATTTCCTGTTTCACAGTTTCACGTTTTTTATTGGCTTCACGCTGCAAAGTGCGCATGTATTCGGTTTTTTGCTTTTGGTACCAAGATAAGTTTTGAAGTGTTTTTTGCTCAAGGGTGTTAATTGCCAGTTCAGTAGCAACTTCATGGTCTTGGCGCATCTCATCATAATCTTTCGGATTAATACCCAAGCGCATTGCATCATCCTGCTGGATAAGCATTTCTAAATTAGCAGCAGCCTGTGCCTCTTGAATTGCGCTTTCAGTAGCAAGCATACGATCCATAACGCCCGTAATGTCACTGTTGAGTTCTGCACGGTCATTTATGCCTAAGAATTTTTCAACGTTGCGATATACAGCAATCATAAATTGACGGAAGCGATTAAAAACTTGCTTTAAGTCAATGCTTGGCGCTTTGCCAGTAAAAATGTATTGTTCAAAAGTTTCAGCAAATTTTTCATGCACTTCTGTTTTTTCAGCATCAGTGAAAAAATCCCATTCGCCAATATCAGTAAAATCGGCTTTCGCCCATTTCAAAACAGTTTCCATATCTTGACGGACTTGTGCAGGCGCATCTGGGCGCATTGCAATGTCCATATTCATTTCTAGGAAATGGTGCCCAAGCTCATGCACAAAAGTAGAGAAGTCAGCATTTTTACTTAACAGAATATTTGAACCGATATCACCGTTCGGGAAGACAATAGAGCCGCGAGTACCGCCCTTGCTTTGGTTAAATATCTTTTGTTCAGATTGGCTGTTTTTTATCGTACCTTTCTGTTTTTTTACCGACTGTTTATTTTGATTAAACGTTGTGCCTTTTGCATCTGTGGAATCGACAATACGAATAGGATACTGATCAAAAGCTTCTTTTGCAGATACCCCTAATTTATCGCCTAAGGTTGAATAAAATGCTGACGCCAATTCTCCTGCAGCCCGGTTGTACTTCGCATTAAACGTTCCCATTTTTCCAAGCTGATTTTGAATTTCCGTTGCCACCAGCTCTTTAGATTCTTCCGCGACTTCAAATTTCGATTGTTCAGCCAGGAACACATCAGATTCTTGGCGCATCTGTTCAGTGGTTTTCGCAAGGTTCTCTTGAGCTTCACGGTATGTGGGCATATCTGGACTTGAACGGACATTCTCAACGAATGTGCTTGCATCATCCAAAGTAGACATTGCAGAAACGAATTCATCTACTGGTATCTGAATAGAGCCATTAAATTCTTGAGCATTTCCAATTTGATCTTGCAAACTCGGCGCACGTGCAAAAAGATCCTCAGGTGCAATATCGCGATCACGCAATAATTGGTTGAACGTCTGACCGTCAATATAAACTTCATTAATAGCGCCGTGTTCTTCAATAGCCTGTTTTAAAAATGCTTGGCTTGCCGTTTCATCACGCTGGGCTGTTTTGCTTTCCTTATTTCGATCAACGAGCGTATTTAGAATTGCTGCAAAAGTACTCGATTTAACCGCATCGTTTTGCTGTTCTTGGCGCAATTGGTCTAGTGCAAATTGTGCCGTATGTTGGTTCTTGACTTTGCCTGCCGAAACCATGGCAACCTCAGGCGCAGCCATTGCCATTCCTAAAACGCCTTCCAACGCCATCTCAACTGGATCTGCCTTCTCTCCTACCGCATCCGCTGCACCTTGTACTGAATAAACGCCTGCTGCCCCTTGAATAACAGCTTGACCGCCTACTGTACGCAATGGGCCGCCAAAAGTAACTGGTAGCAACAAACCGCCTAAGGCTGAATATTTTGCCGAACCCCAAGTTTTAGCAGCGGCATAATCAATCTGTTCCTGACGTGTTAAAAACTTCTCACGTGCTTCCGCCATGTTTTGCCCGTATGATGCAACGATATCCGCTGCACCAGAACCTAAACCGCCTTCAATGGCACTTCCTGTAATCGCTGCGCCACGTGTTAATGCTGCTGCCCTTTCCATGTTCACAAGGATTGGTGCATACTTCGCTGTACTACGTGTCAAAGTTTGAGATAGTACGCTACCTGCGCCTGCACCCGCTGCAAAACCTAATAAGGCAGGCGGAGCTTGTTCAACAAGGAATTCGCCAAGTACGCTTGCACTACCGTTTTTAATAATTTCCTGTGCAGCGCCTAATGCACCAGCATCATTGTACTGTGCTGCCAACTGAGCCTGTTGGAGTAAGTCACCCATTTCCTGTGAAGCGACCGCTTTGTTTTTAACACGCGTAGCTAAATTTAAAAGCTTGTCGCTACCAGTCACTGCATACAGCGCAGCGCCTTCTGTCTGTCCAATAGTTGCCAGTGCACGAATGGCTGCATTTGCGTATCGATTGCCCTGTTCTTCTTGGTTAGGTGGTTCCGCAGACGTAGATTGGTCGATCCAATATTTCTGGTTCTCCATATAACGATTAAATCGTGCTGCCGCAAATGCGCCGTTTTCTTTCAGAATTTTGTCGTGTGTTGATTTGACTATTTGCTCATAGCTTTGCGGTACCAAAGGGCCGTTAAGTTGTGAAAGCAATGCGGGCGTAACATTTGGCTTACTCTCTCGCTCAGGCTTTTGGTACATGCCTAATTCTTGCAATCGTTTCTGTTGTTCAGGCGTTGCACCTTTAGTAATTGCATTCTGAATATCTGAATAGCTGACCGCTTGTCTTGGATCGTTCAGGCTTGAGCCAAACAATGAAACGCTATCGCTTATTTTTTTTAATGAGCCGAAATCATCAAGCGATACCGCAGCCTGGTGAGGATTAAGCGCATACTTGCCCAGCACAGGGTCACTGGCGATCACCTGGTTTAATTGTTTTTGTGTATTGACTTCATACGCTACAGAAGCAATCTGCTCAGGCGTTTCCGTCATCTTGTTGTAGTCTAAACCCAAAGACTCAGCAGCTTTACGCGCACGCGCTTCATTATCTGCAATTTGGGTTGCGTTTTTACCTTGGTTTAATTCGAATAATTGACCAATTGTTAGATTAGCTGTGTTTTGATTAGACATAATAAAAGCACTTAAGACTACGGACTTATGTAATCTTAAATGCTGTTATGGGGTAAAACGGCTTTTGCTGTTGACAGCTTAGACCGCCACTTTTGACTTTTTCTTATAACGATCGTTCCACCACATAACAATGGCAAAAGACACAACAATATAAAATCCTGAAACCCATGAAGGGTAAGCGATTATAAATAATGCCGCACCAGATACAACATCTCCCAAAGTAGTAAGCAGCTTGTTTTTAGTTTTAATATTTTCAAAAACCAATACCGTCAAAATAAAAGCCAAAGCAACATAGAGAGCAGCATTGATTACTTTAATAGTCGATGTATCTGTTACTCCAATACTTAACAATATCTCCAAAAACAATTCATAAAATATTGTTGGTGCTAAAATAGCTACTAAACCAAGTAAGATATTTTTCACTTAAAACCCTCTTCGCATCATTGAATAATAAGAGTTTATATACTCTGCATTAGACACCTTGCTTGTATCTCTGCCTTGTTTCTTGAAAACATTATCGATTTTTTTCTTCATTGAATCCGTAATGTCGTCTTTACTTTTCACTTGAGCATAAACACGGTTTAATTCTACTGTATCATCAAAGAATGGTCTTGAAGTTGTTATTTGAACCTGTCGATTCAAGTTTTTTAAAACAACTCTGTCAAACTGCTCACGTGAAAGTTTACCGCCGTTTTTGGCCTGAGCTTCTCGGAGAGTTTGGATTAAATCTGTTTGTATTGCTGAATAATGATCAATTTGCTTTTTATCCGATTTCTTATTAATACCTAACATTGGCAAATAAGGTTCAAGGGCGTTAGCAACATTGTTCGGAGTAACATCAATACCGTCAGTTTTTTTAATTTCTTTAGGCTCTTTATTCACTTCAAGATACATTTGCGTAACGTTACGATAGTCTTGAGGGGATAGTTTGTCCGCATATTGGTGTACTACAGATTGGGGTTTTCCTTTAAACAACTCCTGTTTGTTCAACATTATTGTGCTGTATAAAGTTGGGTCGGTTTTAACAGGTTTTTCATAAATTGCTCTGCTTACAGACCGTAAACTGTCCACCTGATTTGGTTTTAGGATAGACACAATATTTACTGGAAGCTGCTCAAAAGTAGATTGCCCCGTGATCAAACTAGTATGTAAATCGCTATAAACCTGATCCTGTTGTTCAGCTTTGATTTTGTCTTGAGCTGCAAACATTTGATTTAACCTTGTTTGTGCTTCACCTCTGACTTTAGCAGACGCCCCACTATTCCAGACCACTTCAAATGCTTGCTCGCGAGAACGGCCGGGTTGACTTGCATAGCGACCAAAGCCGTCAGTTAGCCATTTATCCATGCGCTCTAAATACGCCCTTCCTCTTGGACCATTCGGTAACTGTCCTGCGAGCACTCTTTTAGCATCAGCATCGCCGCCATGGTACTGTGCAGCAATAACCATAGGGTCTTTAGTATTGTATCTCTTACTCACATCAGCAACATATTCAAAAGCGGCATCAATTACATCCGCCGGATTATTAATATCTCTTTCCCTGCCGGTTGCTCGATCCCACTTGTATCCGTTTTTCTGATTCGGCTTGCCGTGCCAAGTCGCTGGGATAAATTGCATAATCGACTTTGCACCAACTTCAGAAACCTGATTGTTATTGGATTTTTCTCCTGCCAATCTAAGCCCCATTACTAAAGGAGCGAAATGTTCCATGCCCTTATTTTTGGCTGCCTGAACAGTATAAATGTCCAGTCTTTCATCATTGTATTTGATGTTTTTCATTTCAGCAGGCGTAAGATTTTGCAACTCGTTAATTGCCTGCTTCGCAGCCTGTGGCGGCAGATTCAAAGCAAAATTGCTGTTTTCTTCAGTACCGTATGAAGCCATATTCACCAGCATATCGACTTCTTTTTCTTCTAATTTTTGCTGGATCTGTTTGTTTGCCTTAAATGAATCGTTCAGTGAAATTTCATCTTTATATTTGTCGCGGTACTGCACAGCACCACGCAAATCACTATTCTCAATAAAAGAATTAATGTTGCTGATATGCGCTTGAGAAATAGTGCTTAAGTACACGTTTTCTGCTTCAAGCGCTGATTTGCCATCGAGCTGCATAGTTTTATTGATCGCGGCCTTAAGATTTAAGCGGTCCTCATCAATCAGCGCAAAATTGGCTGGATTCTCGTTGATGTTTCGGAGGAATCTGTCAGCGGACGCTGAATATACACTTTTCTGGTAAGTATCATTTTCACGTACGAAATAGCTTTGCAGATTAGACTTAAAACCAACAATGTCACGCTCAGACAGTTGTTTGAACATTTGGCGCTGATTGTTATTGCCAAGTTTAGAAGCAATTTCGCTTACGCCGTCTTGATACGCACGTGAGTAGTAATCAACAAAACCACCGCCCTGACCATCATCAAAACCAACTACATCAACACCCTTTTTATTTCCAAATCCGTCAATATTGTTATTTTGAAGATGAATCTTTAACTCACTAAGTTTATTTGTCGCATCCATTACTCGAACACGGTCAGACTCATCTTGAAACTGATTAGCAACTTGCGCACCAGCCGCAGCAAAGCCGGTAAGCGCATCAAGCTGATTACCAACCGTATTGACCGCTTCACCTGGTGTAAGTCCACCACGCACTTGAACTGATGGTGCCTGTGCTTCATTTATTTGAGGCTTAAATTCTGGAACACGCATTAGCCCGCACCTCCCATTCCTTGTAACCCACCAGCTTGCATGAATGCCTGTCCTCCATCGAGTAATGCATTAAAAATAGGATTAATTGAATTGGCTTGCACACGTAATCCGCGTGCTTGGTTCACATAATTCGTTTTATTAACTTGATGGCCCCATGATTGAAGTGCAGCGTTATAGCGCAATGTGTCAATATCGCTTTGCGCCTGCATCTCTGTACTGGCCAACAAATCAATTGCAGATCCTTGGGATACATCAATTCCATTGTCAGCAAGGGCATTAATCTGGCTCGATTTAAAAGCACCAACGTTTCGTTGATAATCTTCAACTTGATTACGGCCATAATCGATTGCGTTACGGGCCTGATTATCTTCAAGCTGTGCATTTAAATCTGCAATTTTTGCTTGTTGTTGGTATGCCTTTTTCTCAGCTTTAGATTTGTTATAAGTGTTTAAAGCCTTGAATCCGGCAAAAGCTGCTGCTGGACCTAATGCCATTTATGCCACCATTGCAAACGGATAAAACATTTCGCCGTTTGTCCCGTAAGGTTCTGCTTCACCGATCTCAAATCCGAGCCGTTTCAGAAATGAAACTGCAGCGGTATTTTTCGCATGAACATGGTTTTCTAAAACCGCATAGTTTTCTTTCATTTCACCTAGAATTTTTTGCGCCTGCTTATAAAATTCTTTTTGGTGACTTTGAATATGCGTAGTACCTAATAGCCAAGGGCAACCTACATTGCCGAGCATGCTTGTCAACCCAACGCCGCAGATAAACAACAGCTTACCATTCACAACTACCGCCCAGGCATCGCGAGAATACTTCACACTCGTTTTGATTTGCCAAGCAAAGTTGTCATTGAAGTAGGCTTTCATTTCTTCCTTATCAGCCGGGCGCAAGTTTTCAACAAGAATACGAATATCTCGTTCAGTCGGTTTTCGAATCTCAATATTTGTAATTGTCATTTAAATTCCGCCTCTAGTGCCAATAGTTTCATAGGTAAAGGTTTATCATGTTTTACGATAATTTGAAGATCCTTTTCGTATGCACTGGCAACAGGGATTTGCACCCATCCGGTAAGCAATCTAAGCGGTTGCCCGTATGGTTCAGAATTGCGTGGCTTATATTCTGTCAGTTGCTTTGGATCAGTACCCGCCCATATCCCTTGAGTTGATTTAACGCGCAAATGGACTTGTGTCGGTAACTTTGGTTTTGCTGGGTGCGTAGTTTCTGAAATCAAAGGTAATGACTCAAATTCACCCACATAGTTTAATCCGATCCAAACGTTTGATAATTCGCGGTCTAAAGTAATTGATCCATCTTTTACAACCTTAGGGGGTTTTACACCGCCATCCGCAAAAATTGAAACTTCACGGCCCTCTAACCAATCAAGACCAGATATCGTTTTTATCGGTGCACCTTTGTATTGGATAGAGCTATCAAGCAAACAATTATCTTTCATTTCAATAGGTTGACGCATTAACATGCGTTCAATTGTTCTAATATTGCCCCTTTCAATCAAGCAATATAAAACAGTCTGGTTTTCTTCTGGAATTGCCGCAACTGACAGATATTTACCCTGTGTATGGTGCTCTGCCCAAGCCCATACTTGTTGTTGTGCGTTATAAGTGAGCGAAAGCAAAACGCCATCGTCTCTAACAAAATATAAAATATCTAAAGGGTTGCGCACCAAAGCACAATCAATAATTTTATGCCCGTCAAATAAGTGCGGGCACATGAGCGACAAGTCTATTGTTTGGTAGTTTGAATTGATGCCCTGTGAAAGGGATATTTCATGGATATGGCCTGTTTGGTCTGATGCAAAAATTGCAGCACCATCCAGTTCAACTGGCGTTACATCGTTCGCCCCTGTGCTTGAACTCTTGCTTGCATTCACACTGGCAGCGGTCATTGCGCCATCTGAAGATAATTTCCAAAGCGCACCGCTCGTTAGAATCAGTAAATCGCCCATTGGCACCAGATGTTTGACCCCGTTCCCGTCTCGAGCTGCAAAGCGGATCTGAATTGAGTCGGTATCCTGAAGTGGAATGTGATACCCAAAATTATCATCGGTTGCAGTGCGTGACATTCGTATCCATTGTGGTGCGTTGTAACCACCACCATAGACTTTTCTTTGTCCATGGTATGCAACTGCCGTAGGGTTGAACTCAAACGGATTACGGATCAATGGTGGAGTAATAGCGCCGTTTGTTTCAATGTAGTCATCAGTGAAACTTAGCTCTGTTGTTTCACCAATAAAACTTGCAAGACCAGAACGCAATTTAAAAACGTTATAGCGTGTCGCACCTGGTACCGCGTCCCATGTCAAAACGTTTGTATTGCCGGCAAGGGTTAAGTCATTTTTCAGAATAGGTGATTTCTCTGACGCTTGTGACTCATTATCTTCGTTGACCGCCGTTACTTGATAAACGTAATCCTTTTCAATGAACCCCGTCGTATTCGGCTTATTTGCAACGCCGGTTAGATTTTGCGGCTGGCCGATGCCATAGGATACAGTCACAAATTCGACAGACCATTCGGTCGCGCCCTTTCGAATAATTTTTCTCGGCACATAGTTGGGATGAGTAATTGTGATTACATCTGCCGATTGCGCATACCGAAGTTGCATTAAATGTTCTTCGGCATATGGAACAGCGAGTTCAATTGGTTGGTCATTATCATCTAACAGCATGCCGCCGTTGGCAAAGAAGTTTACAGCGCCGGCACGGATAGCCAAAACAACTGCCTGTTCTTCGCTAAATACAAACCTCACAAGTCGCATCAATCCATGAGTAAGAGGATAGTGATGCACGTATCGCAAGCCTGAACGGTAAGTTAAGCCACCGTACAACTCAACATAAAAGTTGATGCATTTAGCCACACCAGACTGATATTTTGCTTGGTCAATACGACCAAACATTTCAGGGGAAACGATGCCGCCATTAAATGATAATTGCATGGTTATCTCGCTTGCTGAATTGAGCCTTCAAAATCTGGACGGTTCACAATACGATGCTGTTGCAGGTCCTTGGTGACTGCTTCAGCCTTCTCTTTTTCATAAAGATTGATCATTGCACGCTGTTTATCTTCGTTGTTGATCAGAGCGCCTGAGATTCTGGCGGCCAGTAAATATGACAACGCCATCTTGAATTTAGCTGGCAAGACAGCAAGGTCCTTCACATCACGGACATAGCGCAAAACTGGCGAAGGGTCATCAGTGATTAGATGATCGCCCTCAATATAAAAGCGTGCGCCTGATTCCAACTGGAATGGGCGGATATAATCACTCGGCAGAACGTATGCGATTTTTGCTGTATACCCAGCGTCGATATTCAATGGCAAACTTGCGACAGCAAATGTCCATTGATGATCATCATCAAGTATTTCCTGTCTGCAAATTGGATAGTAAGTACTACACAATCGAGCATGAGGCGTTTGTTCAGTAGGATCATTAACAACATAGCCCTGCGCAAGATGCGACAGGGCTAGATTGAAAAGATCAGTAATTGATCTCATAAGGTTTTACCCTGCCAAATAAAGAGATTCTTTTAATCGATACCCTTCAAGTTGCCAGATTTTATCGCGTGCATTGTCACGTGCGATTTTTTGGCCGATTTCAGTGTTGAAATTTTCAGGGCTTGCACAAGCTGATTCACCAGTTACAGTGAAACCGTTGCGAAGATTAAGAAGGCAAATAGTTACCGTAGTTCCGGGGAAAACGTAATATTGCTCACCTGTGATCTGTGCATCAATCGCTTCAGGGGTCAAACGTGGAGCGTTCAAACCTTTTTCCTGAATCTGTTTTTCAATTTCTTGTTCTGACATTTTTATTACCTTTCGCTACGTTTACTTGGTTAAAAGGCCTGTACGAATACAGATCTACAGGCTTTAATCCAAAAGGTCTTTTGCTTCTAGCAACTCAACAAGTTGAGCCTTGGTTTCAGAACCGTTTAGCTCAATGCCCTTTGCAACCGCAGCTGCGGTTAAGGCTTCTTTATTCATGCGTGAATAATTGCCGTTAACATCCTGATCTTCAGAATCTTTAACGTACGTTGCCCCCGACACTGGTTTAAACCACGCATCGTCAGACACCATGTCCACAGGAACTTCAAAAGGATCACCACCAACTTCACGAAGGCCGTTATAAAAACCTGTCGCAATTGCGATTACTTTTACAAATTTAGACATTTACAACGACTCCTTAAACTGGAACACCAGGGCCAACAACTGCTTGGTAATCGCTACGCATATCTGCGGCATTACCAATGTAAGCACTGATCGTTCCACCTGTGACAGTTCCTGTAACGGTATAAACCAAACGAATAAAGCGTTTGGTATTAGTGGTTACCGGGAAATATGTGCCCTTCGCCAGTTCAGCAACTGTGAAGTCCTTTGATGCGCAAACATCGGTATAACCCGAAGCTTCAGCATCGCTGTGCTGTAATTTCACCGATACGGTAACTGTAGTTGGTAAAATGCTGTGTCCTTTCAGCACAACTGGCAATCCTGCAGTACCTACGTTTTTAAATTTGGTATCCAGGACATTTGTACTGTTCCCTGAAGCAAGGGTTTGCTTATCAGAGAACTGCAATAAACGGTCAACTAATGCCATGATTCAATTCTCCTTAAACCACGCGAGCTTCAGTATTCAAGATGACATCGCAGATGCGAATCGGCGTACCATCCCAAGCTTGAATTTTACGGCCGCCGTCTTTACGGAAATCTTCCAGCGTAAGACGAACGTTTTTTAAGTAGTTAACCTGCCCTTTAAGGACCGTATTAACTTTGCGGTTCATATAGATCGATACGCGTGAAGATCCAGCCAAAGGCAATAAAGACAATGCTTCATCTAAAAGATCAACCAGATTTGCGCCGGTACTTGCATCTTTCTTCAATTGGGCAACATCAATATTTGCAATACGTACTACAGAGCGCCAATCACGCACTGATAAGCCGATATCCCATTGGAAATAGGTGCGCAGACCTTCATAGCGTCCGCCTTGCGCATCAAGCAAAGTAACCTGTCCTTTGTCTTGAATATCCAAGCCTGCTTTTGTGCCTTGCGGATAAAAAAGATGCGTACGATCTTGTGCCCACTGAACAATGTAGATCGACGTGTTATTTGCGCCTGTGCCGCCTGCATCAATAATATTTGCAGCACTTGCAGGAGCAACGCCCGTTTCTGGGTCAATCAGGTTGTTGTAGCGAATCGCCAAGCCATTAAATTTGGAAACATCACTTGCAGTATCGCCGTAAATAATGTTTTGCATCACTTCTTGCGATAAGCCTTCAAGGAAGCCCGCATCTTCCTCTTGGCGCCATTGATTAGCATTTGCACCCTGCAAATCGTAAAGTGTTTTATCGATTTCAGAATAGGTCGTTAACTGGCCGGTACTATCAGCAACTTGAACACGTGCTGTTTTCTCAGGCTGAACACCGTAGTTCAGTTTACGCCACGTGCCTTTTGGCAAACCTGTACGCACGCTGGTTTTGTTTTGCGTGCCGCTATTGGCTTCAATCACCACCGCATCGTCAAGTAAATCTTGACGCTGGTTTAATACTTCAATGATCTTCCCGACCTTAGAGTTGTTACCGATATTATGCGCAACGTCAGCTAAGGTCGGGTTATTTTGAACAATCGTAGGCATTTATGTTTTCCTTATGATTTGTCATACCATACGGACGCTGGTGAAACATTCCCTGTATTAGCCCCTTGACCATGGACGATGTTGTCAGGTTGCAACAACTTGCCTACTTCGGTCATAAAGCCAATAACATCAGGATGGTTACCTAATCCGCTACTACCTAGAAGCTTAGAGATTTTATCGCCCCGAGGTAAGGTGAAAGCCTTCTGCGCTGTCAACAGGCTTTGTTGCAATTTTTCACCGCCATATTCCGCATCGGCACGGGTTGCATCGATCCATGAACGAACCATTTGCTGTTGCTGGGCGACTTGGCGCTGCTGCATCTGTACGCCCAGATCAACAAGTTTTTGCACCGCTTCCTGTGGCATTTTGAATTGCTGCCCTAGTTCAAGAAGCGCCTTAGAATCATCGCCGTCTAACTCAAAGCCTTCTGGTAATGTGAAATCTGTATATTGAATTGGCTGATCGGCAGCAGGCGGTTGTTCGCCACCTAAAAGCACCTCAGGTTCTGGATTGTCCGCTGGCGGATTATCTGTAGCGCCTGGTTGCTGTTCCACAGGAGGAGTTGCGACCGTAGTTACAGGAGTATCTGTAGCTGCTGGCGTAGTTGTCGCTGCAGGGGTATCAATCGTTGTCGCTGCTGGCGCGTTGTTGTTCTCGCTCATTTTTCACTCTCTCATTGGTTTCTTTAATTTGTTGAAAATTCACTTTCTGCATGTCTAACCATGCGTCTGTGCTGACCGTTGTAATTTCTGCAAGGATGAACAATCCGAAATCTCGCCGACCTTCCATAAAAGCGAAGTCGCTTGGTTGTGTGCCGCTTGCATAAGTTGGTTGGTAAAGTGCTGCACGTTCAATTAAGCGCATCAGATAGCGCTTGCCGTGGTCGGTATCAAGTATCGCTTTAAGATCGTTAAGCTCTTGCTCACGTTGCAACTCATAAGGGCTCTTAGACATCTACAAGCCCTCCCTCAAGAGCGGCATTTGCAATGGTGTTGGGATCAACTTGACTGACCGTTTGCAGTGTTTGTGCTTGGTCCTTGTTCATTGCAGTTTGCTGTTGCATCGCAAGCTGTTGCGCTTCTGCTTGCTGGCGCTGTGCCCGGTCTGCACGGATTTGATCTACAGCTCGTTGGTCGCGGAAAATTCGAGGTGTCACCCCGATTACATCTGCAAACTCATCAATGAAGTTATCCGTATCAAATTTATCGAGTGCTTGAGGATCTACTTGTGCGATCTGTGCGACCATTGCCAGCATCTGTTGCAGATTCGATGCACCGGTTGCACGTTGAGCCAATGCCAGAATGGACACAAACTCGATTTTAATATCCGCACCTTGTATGGCTTGTGGTGCTGTTTGCATCAAATACGGAACTGTTTCAAGCACACGTTGCACACAAATTTCTACAAGCGGACGTAGCAACTCATCAATCTGACGTTCAACTACAGGACCAAGCATGAGCATCTTTTCTGATTTACGCTCATAAACTTCTGTTGCTGTCATTTTGCCTTGATCGTATTGGTCCAGCATCAGGAACAGGTCCTTAAAAAATGCTCGATTAATACGGTCTTGGCACTGAGCAATTGCAGTAAATACGCCATCAAATGCAAACTGGACATTCATCATCGGCTGTACTTGAGCGACATTGCCTGTTGGGCTTGGGTTATAGAATGCGATACCGTTTGGTAAAGTCTCTTTTTCCTGCCCCTTAAGATGTGAAGGCAATAACAATGGCGGACTGACTTGGTAATCAATGCCCTTGGCAAACTGCAGGTGCGCTTTCTGCAATGCGCGCATATCGCCAAAACAATCAGTCGCTGGCGATTCGCCGTAAATATCACTGCTCGATACTGTCCAGCGACCGCAAATCACTTCGAAACTTTCAAGGCCGCTTTCACGTAGCAACTTATCTTGCGAATTGGCTTCATAGTAGATTGAAGCGTACTTCATATTTTTAGCGCCAAATCCTTTGGCACCTACACGTTGATAAATGGCGTGATGAACAACAAATTCCTGTTCTATATTTTCATTTTCAAATGCGGTTTTTACCTGGTCAGAAACGTTATCAAGGCCAAATTCAGCAACAAGGTTTTCGACCGTCAACTTGAATTTTCGATATACGCCGTTTGGTTTATTGAACGCATCAACGGTGATGGCATACTCACCGAACGACATCGGAATCAGGTCCATAGTCTGTGCGTCTTTGGATCGTGGGGCTAATGCAGCACAGGTACCAAAAGCACCCTCTTGCAGATAGCAATTATGAATCGTGCGATACACGTTACTTTTTGCAAAAGTTGAATAGCAGATATCCTGTAGCTCTTTAAGCCACTGCTTAACCATTAGGTCTTTTTTAAGCTCAGGATCAGATGCTTCAATCACGAACCATGGACGACTTGGTGAACATGTGCCAGAAAGCATACCCGCAGCAAGCACCTTCAATGCATCCTTGCCGGTGTTGTCTACAATTTTCCGCCATGAACTACGATCATGCGTTTCTTGGTTCTTAATTGTTTTGATTGCAACTGGCAAAACGTGCAATGCAATCTCAGCGCAATAATCGTCTAGATCATTGACACGAATTTGCCAAATCTTATCAAAACGCTTTTTTAGCTTCTTGATTGCATCTTCGTTCATATTAACGGCCTAATAAGGTTTTACGACCTAAGCGCAAATCTTCATCGCTTACGCCTTGTGGATCGGTGTACAACGTGTTCGCAATACCGCCTGACATACCGCTTTGGGATTGCTGGACACGGTCAATCGTTGCTGATGCATCGGGTGCTTTTGAGTCTTGACGTGTTGGTTGTGGTGGTGGCGCTTGTACTTGCACCTTAGGTTGTTTGCCCAATCCAAGTGCCTGACCCAACTGGCCGCCAATAACGCCGCCAGCTAGATCACCAACGCTATCAATCACTTTGTTTACGCACATCTCAGTAACTCCAAAAACTTGTTTTAAGCATTATGGCAATGCAACTGCTTAAGCACCCTATTTCCTGTTGACAGCTCAATCATAGGGGTCATAGCTTCTGCGTGAATTGTTGCTGTAAAGGGCATGCATCACTTTGCGTTTAGGCGTATCAATCTGGGCATTGATGATTGCTGATCCATAGTCGGGGCTTCGACCAAGCCGCTTGATAATATCTTCACGTGATTCGACCTGAATATTTTTGCCCTGCAAAGACCATCGTGGTGCAGTCAAATCTGCAAGCAATTCTGGTTCAGGCGGTAATGCAACGATGCTGTTGTATGCAGGATCTAATGATTCACGTAATTTCCACCAAAGCTGTGTGCGCATGTTGTGGAACGTCAATTGCCCTGATCTATCAAAATCAGTTGCAGATTGGCGTACATCAACCGGAATAACGTGCAGTCCTGATTGGTTAAGAAAATCGTAAGTACTGGCACCAACGCCAATAACATCAACATGAATTGGCGCTTCATCACGTACATGGCCCACTGCAAAGGATGCGGATGCTGGGCCATCTTTCGACATAATCCCTTCAAGCACATTTGCTCTGTTGTACCAATGCCCATGTCTTGCATAGCCAATAGTGCTGTCTTTGCCGCCGCGTGCAACGTCCAGACCGTAAGAATCCATTTCAAACGCGCCCTTGTACAAAATGCGCATTTCTTCTTCCGGTTTCCACCGTGCTTGAGCTGCTTCAACCCATGCAGTCGGGATTACTTGCCTTGGATCATCTTCAATACCAGCACCGAAATCGCCGTATAACATTTGAGACCTCAAAGGTTCAGGCAATGATTGCAACGTACTCATGTAGCCTGTTTCCATGTAGTACTTGTTATCTGTGACACGTGCCGGAATGAACGTGCGTGATTTTGGTTTAATGATGTGTTCAGGCTTGTAATCGTTAGGATCAAAGTCATAAACAATCTGATCATCGACCAATACGAATGGCTTATTGCCATCAACTTCTTGCTCTTTGCCTTTCACCATTGCAAACCAACGTAATTCACCTGGTGCAGCTGGGTTCGGATGCCCCTTCTTGATCCATGGTGCAAAGTAATCAATCACCCATCTACCCTCTGCTGTTGTTGGTGGGTTGAAGGTCATTAGGCATTTAGATTTCACATTAGGATCTGACGAACGATTCCAGCCCATAACAAATCGTGCTTGTGATTCGCGGATCTCTGTTGCTTCATCAAGTGCTTTCAAATCATGCGCACGGCCTTGCCATCGCTTCTCATCACCGAGATTATCCAAGCCGCCAAACTCAATCAGCCTGCCGTTGCCCAGATTCCAGAATGACTTTTGTGAGTTGTAGCCGTTCTTGTGGCCTAGAATTTCCTCTAAACGTTGCACAATGCCGTCTGTCTGTGCCTTCTCTCGTCGAACAATCAAAACTCGTTTGTGCTGATTTGAAGATAAACCACAAATTAAATCTGTCTTGCCGCCACCAGCTGCACCGCCGTAGCCGATTACATCAGCCTGTGACAGATAAGCTGCCATTTGTGGGCCTTCCAGTGGAAACCACACAGGTGCATTGGCAAGTAGCTTGCTGATTTCTGCCTGTTCATCTTCATCGAGCGATAATAAATACTGCTCGATTTCCGATTCGCTCATATCCGCAAGCAATGCAAGAATCTGTTCGTCAGTGGTTTTGGTCATGCTTTCCCCAAGAAATATTTGACATAGGTACTTGTGGCAAAACAAAAAATGGTTAAGGCGCATAGAACAATATTTGTAACTGCACTGTTTTGATTGCTAATTGAAAATGCAGCGCATATGCCGATCAACATAATCCAGAAAATCATTTGTTTACTCCTTTATATTCTAAAAATTGCATTACGAGTTTTTGTTTAAGTGCCTTGTTTTCAGCTTCTAATTGTTCAATTTTTTCGAGCAATATTTTCTTATCTTGTGGAATACGCTCAATGCTAGCAAAGCCTGCACAATCGATCATTGCACCCACCTTGTGGTCAGGTAGCAAAGAAATACCAAACGTAATCTGGTGTACCGCTATTTTTTCCTTCATAAGCTGATCAAAGTGGCTTCTTTGCGTTCTTACCCAATCAATATCCATCCAGATTCTCCTCGCAGCACGCGCACTGCTCTAATTCAGGCGTGATAACCTGATCGTTGCTATCAAATTGCAATTGGCCAAGCGCAGACCAGTAAATCTTGCGTAGTTCTGGTGTGTCTTGCAGATTGAGGAATGCAAGCTCGAATTGATATGTGCAAGATGTGTTGTGTACTTTACGCGGTTGATCTTCCAGACACTCTGTAATTTCCTCATAAACACGTGGCATAACTCGACCTAAATCGTTCATCCAAAAATGTTCTTTGACAAAAAGCAAAGTTCTATGCAGGCGCGTGTTGTGTTCGGATGTGCCGTATTGAAGCTGTTTTGTAGTCCGATATTTACCAAGTAAATGCTCGTAATCACTTCGACAGCGTTGAAATATCTCCCAAGCCAATTGCACTGCCGATATTTTGTATTGGCCATCTTCATAAATAAAAAGGCGCTCGCCGTGCTGAAATACAAGTTTCTGATAGCTTGGTGAATCCTTAATCGATTGCTCAAATTGTTCACGCATCTTTCTTCTCCTTATTCGCTTTGAGCAACTTGGCCAAAGCTGATAGTTTTTTGCTGGCTGCCTTTGGATCTGTCAGCGGATTATCTGGATCATTGCCGAGCTCTACCCGGTCCTTGAACATACCGATGTGCTGGCCCGCTTTGATCAATGCCGCAACCTGATCATTCATTTTGATTTCAATGCCGTGCTGGGTTTCTTTTATGCCGGCGTAGAGCAGCTTGGCCTGATCACTAACGCGCGATGTATCAGCAACCGTTACGTAGCCATTACCCTGACCTTTGCATTCAGGACAATCAGGATTAGGTTCTTTTGTCTTATCAAAATCAAAACCGCCATCACAATCAGGATTAGGCTTCTGGTTCACCCGTGCTGCGTAACAGGCATTGTGATATTCGCCTTTGGTCCACTGGTAATAATGATCTTCACCCCAGCAGTAGCGACAGTTCACACGCACATACTTAATCAATTCATTAGGATCAGCCGTTGCCATCTCCCACAAGCGATTTAATACTTTGTCCTGGGTGATCTTGTTGCGTTCTGCAAGTTCAGCTTCGCCTTTTTCAATTGCCTCTTGAACTGAAGTTTTCTGAAGGAGTTGATACCCCATTTGTTCAGCAGTCTTGGCAGAATATCCAGCGCGAACTGCAGCTTGCGTTGCATTACGATCAATCAGATATTCATCAACAAATCTTTGTTGCTTACCACGTAGAGTCATCAAATCACCTCCTTGTAGCAAAATTTATTGCAGATACGTCTGCACATCTCATGTGAGATATCGTACTTGTGTGCGACCTGACGTAATGACAGACCAGACTTGTACAACTCCCGGATGTTTTTCACATCATTTTCAGAAACTTTAGGCATCGAGCTACGTTTTACTTTGTCTTTGACAATGTATTCAGGCAGAAATGCGAGTACTGGCATAATCACAACTCCCATACTTCAAGCTCTACTAGGCCACCCTTAACCACATTTCCACGCTTCACAACGATTTCATCAAACTGTTCATCATCAAGACACAATCCCGCTTTTACCAAGCTGTCTAAAAGTGCTTTCAAATGGTTGTCAATATCTCTGCGGGTGCGATCTGGAAAGTGAAATGTGACACTGAGCTTTAAACGTTCTGCACTTTGATGAGCCTTCACGTAGAGCGCGACAATTTGCTGGAAAGCTCTCCCTTTAGCGCTGATGTATCGGCGTTTACCACTGGCTAGCCAATAATGATTTACGCTTGGGGGACTCATGCCAATTTCACACTTGAGAATTTGATTCATACAGCACCATCCTTTGGCTTATGTATTCCTCTCAAGATCCTAACTACATCATCGAATTGTTTGTAGAACATTTCATTTCCGATGCATGCTTGATCTGCTCTTGCAAGTGCAGCATCAACACGATTTCTTAGATCAATAATCAAACCAGCAAGCTCACCATTTGTTTTTGTGAGATATTCATTTTTATTTTCTAACAGAGTTATTTTTGATTGCTGATGTTGCCAGATTGTATCTGCAAGTGCTTCTGCAGCTTCCCTAACATGGTAATCAGCATCATCAATACAAAAGTCGTAAGCATCTTTGAAAACTTCATCAAATTCACTTCTCATCACTTCACCTGCTCAACTCTGTGGCCTAATTGGATTTCTTCTGATTCCGCATATCTCCACAAATGAAGATGGCTTTTTAATATCCAGCATCCCATCCCTGAATCATCTTCACAGTAAACGTCAGCCTCATTAATACTGTGTACTTGAACAACTTTAGGTAGTAAGCCATTTAGATCATGCTCACCTTTAGCCACAATCAAATCAGTAACCTTAAACATGCTCACCCCCATAAATGGATTCGTAGTCTGCTATGGCTTGTTTAATTCTTATGATTCGGTCAGATAGTGGGAAAATGGTTTTTTCTACACATTTCTTGATCACTTCCAATCCACCATGATCATTAACAAGATCAACGCTCTCAACGAGGCGCTTGAGCTCAGTCAAGCTGACCGTACCTGTCATCTCGTAACGATGATATAAGCCGCCCGTTGGCGTATATGACTTATGCAACAGGCCAGCATTACCTAGAATCTTCTTCGCCTTCTCAACACCGTGCTGCTTTATAAAGGTGATCGCGTTCATTGGCTTTGCTCCCACTTAATTCTCGGTTTTGGGCGCTTACCCTTGCTTTGCCAAACTTGCTTGTAATCTTGGTAATGTTCAGCAATGCGTGGTTGCCCCAAAGCCCACAAACCAATAGCTGCGCCCATGCTAATCTTGTTTTTCTTGCTCATCGCCCGCCTCCGTCACGCTTGGTCATGTTTTCTAAACGCTTGATCTCGTCATTGATGTACCAAACTGCTTTCTGTAGGTCTTGTACTTGGCTATCTGAATCTTTGAGACCGTTTCTCCATAAGTACTTAATTGCATTACCAATATTGAAATTACGGTGTCTTGTAATCTCAATGCACTCAACACCACTTGGATCACTTGTGTAGTGCTTTGGGTGATTCACGTTGTCGTTCATGCCTTAGCCCTCACCAAACAATTCGCCACAGCCCAAGCGTCCAGACACGTGTCGTTATGAAATTCTTCATCCATCATCGACAACCATTCATCCTTAGCGCCTTTCCATCCTTTGACTTTCAAGCCATGACCTTTGTTCACATAGCAATCTTCATAACCATTGATGAACTCTGAAAGCTTCATAGGTGTGTCGATACGGAAGCCACGCTCTACCAATCCTTCCTCACCTGTTTCCTTCTTAATCTTTGCGAAGAACGTCACACCATAGGTTTGATGATTAACAATGGTGCCGAGTTGCAATGCTGGCATTAAGTTGCCTTTGTAAATCTTCGCCAGAATTGGGTACGGCAATACACAACTTTTGTCCCCTGACTGGGCTTCATACTGTTCCACAACATCAACCGCATGAAACACATTCCAGCTAAGTTGATAGTGTTTTGCTTTAGGGGTTTGTTTTGCTTTTCTCATTAAGAAGCCCTCTTTTTCTGCATACTTTTAGCCGCACTTCGACCACTGCAAGCTACACAATTATTGGTTGATACAAACTTCTGAGTTGATCCACATTTCTTGCATTCACTTCCTGTGTAACGCTTCAACCCACTAGTACGTGCTTCCGATCTGGCTTTTGCACGAGGGTTTTCTTTCTGTGCTCTATCGACTGCAATTGAGTTCGACATAATTCGTCGCATTGCATCCTGCGGTGACTTGCTTTTATCTCGGTTATTGAACTTTTTGCTGTTAGCACCTTCGCCATTGGCTAAAGATTTAATCTGATTACCCTCAGCTAACCACTGCTCAACCTGTGCGCTATAATCTGGCTTGATGTACATGTTTGGTGATGTTGATTCGTTCACGCTGCACCTCCAACTTCCTGCAAACTTGCAAGGTAAAATGGATCTAAATCAGCAAATGTCGCTCTTGCTAGGTCTGTACCTAATCTGACAGTTCCAACTTCACCATCACGACACTTACCAATGATGATTTCTGCCGTTCCTGCATCCTTTGAACCCTTGTTGTAAATCTCATCACGGTAGATAAACAGGATTACGTCAGCATCTTGCTCTAATTGCCCTGATTCGCGCAGATCAGCATTGACTGGACGTTTGTTAGGTCTGTTCTCTAAGTTGCGGCTAAGCTGCGATAAAGCGAAAACAACGCAATCAAATTCTTTTGCGATTGCTTTCAAGCCTTTTGAGATTTCCCCGATAGCTCTGACCTGGTTATCAGTCACAATTGGGCTTTTCATGATTTGAAGGTAGTCAACAAAGATTGCATCGACTCTGCCAAACTTAGCTTTCAACAAACGGGCTTTGCGACGCACATCCGAAAGTGTTGCATTTGCAGTGTCATCAATTGCAAACTTTGAGTGCTCAAGCATCTTGTTTGCCTGTACTAAGCGCCCCCAGTCATCATCCTCAAGACACTTGCCCTTGATATTGCTTAAGCGGATCTGTCCAACACCAGAAACAATACGATCTCTGATTTCTTCCTCTGTCATTTCGCATGAATGGAATTGAACAACCATGTCCTGATTGATCGCCATATCACTCATGATGTTTTGAGCAAAGGTTGTTTTACCCATGCTTGGACGTGCACCAATGATTACGAAGTTACCGCGACGTAGAGAGCCAATCTTATTGTCCAGTGCAATGAAGCCTGTCTTGATACCCATATCAACAAACGTGCCGTTTTCACGGGCAATGCGAGTCTCCTCAAGGTCAACATAGAGACGTGCTACAAACTCATTCACGAAAGCCAATTCTTTTGACTGCTTGTTGTCGCCAATGTCTGCAATCATGTTTTGAGTTTTATTGATCATTTCATCAACATTGGTAGTGAAATCCTTAGCCATCCCCTGCATCAAATTTGAGATATTCAGGAACTTGCGACGCATCATCAAACGGTCAAGTTTTTCAATGTGCTGTTCTAGAGTTGAAATCAGAGTTGGAGCATCAGCGTTGAGCTTGAGCATGTACTGCTCATCGATGTAATTCAGGTTTAATGGGTTCTTATTGATCTCATCCCACACCAAAATAAAATCGATTTGCTCACCACGGCTGTGAATTGCTTGGATTGCATCAAAGATGATTTGGTGTTTTCCTGAGAAATGATCTCTGGTTAAACGCTCAACAAACTGATCCACGCCATCAGTCAGTGAGAGCAAAGAAACCAGTACGCCTTGTTCTGTTGGAACTGAATGCAAGTAGTCCATTATTTAGCCCCCTTGTATTCTTTGCGAAGTAATACAGGTGCTACCGTTGGAGCATCAGCCTTAGCCATTTCGGTTTTAACTGGTGTTTCAAGCGCTTCTAGCTCTTGAGCAGTCTCCTGCCAGTTCCAAGTCGCTTTGAATGATTCCCAGCCTCGAACAACGATGATTTGGAATACACGCTCATTGCTAAGCTTTGCTTCTTGAGCTTGTTTGAAAACAAGTTGTAAAGTTCGTTGAGTGATTGGTTTTTTCTTCTTGTTGCGAAGATCGATGTACTCAGATGCAGTTTGCTCAGATACATCGTTCTCAATCAAAAATTCTTTTGCTTTGAATTTTGTTTTTTGAGCTGCGTTTTCAGCACAAATAATATCTGAAGTATTCTCTGTGTATTCTCTGTATGTATTCTCTGTATTAGATGGGCGGATTTGTGCATTCAGTATGGCGCTTTCGTGCATACAGTCTGGCGCATCTGTGCATTCAGTATGGCTGTTCTGTGCATTCAGTATGGCGGAATTGTGCATACTACTGATTTCAATGCTTTCAGAGTATTCAATCAAAGATTTGTACAGATTCTCACGCTCTACACGGAAGTAAACACGACGAGGCACACCTTCTTTCTTTTCAGAGATAAAACCGAGTGATTTTAGGGTCTGACGAGCTGTGTCTTGCTCACGACGAGTAAGGCCAGTTTCCATCGTCCATTCATGGTGAGTTTTGAAGATCCAACCCTCACTGTCTTTGGTGCGGGAAGTCCAGTACACAAGTTGAGAAAGCATCAATGCACCGTTGATTCCACAGCCCAAAAATACATAGTGTTTGTTGAATGCTATTGGTTGCTCATTCATAGCTTCAATCAACTTGATAATTGGAATGGTCGCAATCATTACAGCCCCTCCAATGCAAACGCGCATAGCTCACAACGAGCGATATACACAGCTCTTGCATTGTCCATCGATGGGAACTTTGCAAATTGCTCTACAGCTTTTTGAAACAATGAAACCTTTCGGTTTAATTCTGTTTCTGCTAATATTTGATAGTTCATTAGATTCGACTCCTATGAATATGACCGCTACCCTGTTACCGCAGGAAAGCGGTTTTTTAATATCCAAGTTCTGATAAGCGTGGTGCTATAGACGCAAACTGGTAATCGTTAATATCTGCTGAGTGTGTGATCTGCATACGGGCTAAGAAGAAGATCGCTTCTACGAATTTCTTGTCATAACACTCGTAACTTTCAGGAATGACTTTCAACCCAAGTTTGTCCAATAAAACACAAACAGTTTCAAGATCAGTCAAGCCATTGTTTTTCTTGTCATTTTTAAACTTTGAAACCCAAGGGCCGTCATAGCCTATCTCGTCTCCAAGTGCTGCATTCACTACACTTCCAAGAGATTGCAAAACGAGCGAGTGTGTATTTCTAGCTCTTGCACTTAATTCAATAGATACTTTGCTCATGGTTGTTCCTAAGCGGTTAAATGAGATTTTTTTCGGCTTGCAGGAATATTTGATTCGACGTTTAAAAAGCGTTGATATCCACTTGGCAACCCATTAGTTCTCCAAGTGGAAACAGTGCTTTTATCGAAGCTCAAAAGGCTTGCAAGCTCTGCATCATTCTTACAGCCATACCTTGCTAAAAGGTGGTCAACTGTAAATTGGAAAAGGTTCATATATTTAAACTCTTAAACCATATTTGTTTAACTTATTAAACTACATTGTTTAAGACCTTGTCAATTTAAAAGTTTAAACTTCTAAACATTATTTAAGGCTGGTTGTTTCTCATGATTGAGACTGTTGCGGATCGCATCAAAATGCGTATGGATGAACTCGGGACCAAGCAAGTAGACTTGATTAACAAGAGTGTTGCGAGCAAAGGAAGTATTTCGCTTTGGTTATCTGGTGGTGCGGTACCTAGTGGCGAGCGTTTAGTTAAGTTGGCCAGAGAACTTAAAACATCTGAATCATGGCTGTTGACCGGGGATGGAGATAAAAACGGACGAACAGATCGAAACGTAGACTATGCTCCTATTGCACCTGTCGCTACAGCACCAGTATTATCATGGGTTCAGGCTGGAGCGTGGACAGGAATGGAAAATGTAGAATTAACAGGCACTGAGGAGCAAATTCCTTTAGTACCTGGTGCAAGCAATCGAAGCTTTTACTTGATAGTTAGAGGCATAAGTAATGCCCCATTTTATAATGAAGGTGAGTTAATTTGTGTAGACCCAACCTTCTGTTTAGATGATATCCAGACAGGAGAAATGGTCGTAGTTAGACGAGGTAATGACGCTACTTTTAAGGCGTTGGTTCATGGAGAAAATAGAATTTTCTTAAAAGCACTAAATAAAGACTGGCAGCCAAATATCATGCCTTTAGATGATGAATGTATTTTTGTAGGGAAATATGTAGGATCACTAAAGCCAGCAACCAGACACCATTTTATAGTTTAAACTTAAAAACAAATTGACCGCCTAAGGGCGGTTTTTTTGCATCTAAACTTTAAGTAATCAAACAAAATAATAAAAATAAGTTTAATTTTTTAAACTTTCCTATTGACTAAAAAGTTTAATTGCTTAAACTAAACCTCACAGACATTAAAAAACCTCGAATAGCTTTGGACGGCTTCGAGGTTCCACTCAGTGAGTAAGTAAAGTATGAACATAAAAACGAACGTAGTCAAACTGGCAGTAGGTGCGAGCGTTGTTAGCGCGGCATTGGCAGCTTATGCATTTGGCCCAGCGCCCGAAGCTGAACCAGTTAGCATCACTGCCCCATTTAAACTCGAATCAATCAATGTTAAGTCAAGCAAAGCTGCTGTAGAGACTCTAAACGAGCAATACGTTGTTGAGTTTGAGTATGTTGCTGACTTCTCTACTCACAGCAATAGCGTGGGTTACAGCTGGAACGAAGTTGAAGTCAAAGAGATTAAAGAACCGCGTATCTATGACGAAAACGGTGAAGTAGCAAACTACTACTTAAGCACTAAAAGCGTTCAAGAGATCGTCCAAGTAATCGAACAAGAACTAAGAGAGCGCGGTTAAGCGCTCCATGGAGATAAAAATGATCGACCATCAAAAATCAATCAAGGCTTGGCTTGTGGTTCTTTTTATGGCGTTTTTTGCAGCTCTAGTCGTGCTTTACAAGTACATCTGCCCTGCTGTGTGGAGTGTGTGAGATGAATAACTACAAAATCAAAGTGAATGGACCAGACAATAGTGCAGAAATCCAAGATCTATTTTTTGAGCTGGGATATTTTTGGGTGTGTTCTAAGAAAGAAATCACCAATCTGGACGCTACATATATTTATGCGAAAGATGGATTTTTAACAGCTGGGTTTAACGATCTTAATTTTGCAGAAGCTGGTCATCAAGAACTCACCCTCCCTCAGCTTCGAGACCTTGTTGTTTCGCATCGTAATGATATCCAAGACGCAAATTGGGAAACCGAAGGTGATGATCAGATTTATCAAGACTCAAATGGGAAATCATTCATATTCCGTGAACAAGGCTGGGATGAATTGCAACGCCATGAAATGCGTCAAGCAATGTGGGAAAAGATCAAGCCTAAACCTCAACATGTAGAAGTCGAACAAGGCCTGATTAGTGGGGCTGAGGCGCTCAAGGCAATGATGGCAGGTAAAAGAGTTCTTTATTCAGGTTATGGAAGAAAAGACTGGGATACAGCCCTTAACTGCAACCTTGGCGTTTTTCTAAAGCATGAAAAATTCCCTGATTTTAGCTTCAAGATCGTACCCCGAACCATAAATATTCATGGTGCCGAGCTCAATAAAGAAGAAGCTTTAAAGTTTGTTGAGGAGTACTTCTCATGAACGCTCAATCATACATCAAAGAGTTGTCACAGAAAGATTTCAATTCACTTGAACAAGTAGTCGAGTTCGCTTTTCAGTTCAATGTGATCAGCTCTCAAGAATATAGAGAATGGCAAGAGACTATCAGAAATGTCGAAGCCAAAAACACTGAACAAATTTTAAAAGTTTTAGCAGCTTAGGAGACGGTTATGAATGCACAAGTTAATGAATTACAAGTATTAGAACAAAATGTGATTGTGGCAGCCTTTGGAAAGGAAAATGGAATTCAAGAATTGTTCAATCGTATGGCTGAGCAAGCGCGATCAATTGTTCCTGATGTCTCAACTAAAAAAGGCCGTGATGCTATTGCTTCACAAGCCTATAAAGTAAGTAAGTCTAAAACTGCTGTAGATAACCATGGTAAAGATTTAGTTGCTGGTATTAAGGCACAAGCTGCTGTAATTGATCGTGATCGTAAAGCATGGCGTGATCAGTGTGATGCATTGCGTGATGAAATTCGCAAGCCATTAGATGAGTGGGAAAAAGCAGAAGAAGATCGAGTTCAGACAATTAAAGATCGTATCTCTAATTTTGATGCTGGTCGTGTGGATGCCCTCTCAAGTAGTGAGCTAATTAAGAAAATCATTGGTGAAGTTGAAGCAACGGCAATTGATGAAAGTTTTGCTGAGTTTGCTAATGAAGCATCAATTAAGAAAGATGCAGCTTTAACTTCATATAAACAATCGCTTGAAATCGCATTAAAGCGCGAGGCAGAACAAGCTGAATTGGAAAGACTTCGCCAAGAAGAAATAGTACGCCAACAAAAAGAACGTGATGAAGCCATTGCGCGTCAAGCTGCTGAGCAAGCACGTATTGAGGCTGAACGAAAAGCTAAAGAAGAGGCAGATCGAGTTGAGCGTGAAAAACAAGAGGCTATTGCTACAGCTGAGCGAGAAAAACGTGAAGCGTCTGAACGCGAAGCTCGCCTAGTTGCAGAAAAAGAAGCAGCTGAACTACGTGCAAAACATGCAGCAGAGGCAGAGCGTCAACGTATTGAAGCAGAACAAGCAGCTAAGGCAGAAGCCGAACGTCGAGCTGAATTAGCACGCCAAGCTAACCAAGCACACAAAAAGAAAATCTGTAATGAAGCTCTAAAAGGCCTATTGGCTTTGGGTATTGATGAGGCTAAAGGCAAAGAAATTTTGCAAGCGATCAATAAAGGCTTAGTTCCACACGTTTCAATCAAGTTTTGAGGATTAGATGATGAATGCGCCAGTGAAAAATCCTAAGCAGAAAAAGAAAAAACAGAAAGCAGTTAAATATGAATATTGCTTCTGTTGCAAAGATTTGATGCAAGTGAGCAACGATGGTCAATGCACCGTTTGTTATAGCTACATCGTAATGTAATTAAGGCCTGTCTAAGGAGAATTAGAAATGGCACTAAAAATCGTAACAGCACAAGAGCCAATGCGCGTAGAGAACCTAATTACATTTATCTATGGTGATCCGGGTATTGGTAAAACTTCTTTGGCGTTCTCTGCAAAGAACCCTATCCTTTTTGACTTCGATAAAGGAGCACATCGTGCAGGTAAATATCGTAAAGACACTGTGCCTGTAAGCAATTGGACTGAGGTTTCATCTCTAACAGCTAATGATTTGCAAGGATATGACACTGTGATTGTAGATACAGCTGGACGTATGCTGGATGTAATCATTGCTCACTTAGTAAAAGACCAGAAGAATTGCCGCCGAAACTCAAATGAATTGTCGATCCAAGGCTATGGAACATTAAACAAGACATTCACCCACTGGTTCAATCTACTTCGTAGCTTTGGTAAAGATGTGGTCCTTCTCGCCCACACTGCCGAAGATAAAAAAGGTGATGACATTATCTTCCGCCCTGACATGGTTGGTGCAAGTAAAAAAGAAGCTTATAAAGTTGCTGATCTGATGGGATATATGACTACACATCAAGGGCAACAAAGTACTCAAAAGGCTATCTACTTTGCCCCTAGTACGGCTTTCCATGCCAAAGATTCAGGTGCCATAGGTAATTTAATTTTGAATGATTTGGATACTCAACCTGATCAACTTGATTCGATTTTAAATCAGGCCAAGAACCACATTAATAGTTTGAGTGAAACCCAGGCTCAAGCACAAAAAGAACTTGATGAATGGGATTCAGAAGTACTTGCATCGGAGTCACTGGAGGATTTTGAGGCTCTAAAATCTAAATTGCCACAAGGTCATGTATTTGTTCGGCAGATGTGGAACAAAGCTATTGAGCAAGCTAGACAATATGGCTTCGCTTATGACACTCAGAGCAAAGCTTTTGTTTCGACACAGCCACAGGAGCAAACAGCATGATTACCCGGCTATCGACAACTATGCTCGATAGCTACCTTTGGGGTATGTCAAATGAAGACATGACCTCAGAGGAACTTGCTAAAGAGCTGTTCTTAGGAAAAACACAGAACATGGCTATGAAGTGTGGTACAGCATTTCACGCCCTTCTTGAACATGACCTTAATTATGACATTCCTAAATCAATGGGTTTCAACTTCATGTTTAGTGAGGCTCTTGAAGGGACTATCGAGTTGGGTGATGTACGTGAGCAAAAGTATGTAACTCGCATATTCGATGATGTGGATCTGGTAGCCAAGATCGATGCGGAAACTAGCTCGAAGCTGATTGATCACAAGCTTACTGCTGTATTCGACCCTGATAAGTACATGGATGCATACCAATGGCGCGCTTATTTGATGGTTAAAGAATATGACAACTTTAAATACCAAGTCTTTGAACACTCTGGCCTAGACAAAGTTGTTGATGGTTTAACTGAGGTTAAAGTCAAAAGCTATCACGAGTTACACCAACACTTTTACTCAGGTATGGAATCAGATGTTAAAGCATTGGTTCGTGAAGTGGCTGACTTTGCAAAATATTGGAAACCAAGATTGCAGGTGACCCAATGAAAGAACTCAATTTAGGTTTATCAATCTTGTTGGATTTGGCTGTAGGGCTTGTATTAATTTCTGTGGTGGGAGTGTGGTGATGGATATTGAATACAAAGGAAATATTAACTACCCATTTCAAGATCATGTTGTTTTAAATGTTGAGGAAAATGTACTTCCGTTTCCTTCAAAAAATGCCCGCAAGTGCCAGCACATCCATGTTGAAATTGACACAAAAGCTATGGAACTGACTTGCAAGCAATGTGGTGTAAAAGTAAACCCAGTGATGTGGATCAAAGACACTATGCAGTACTGGTCAAGACAGCAGTCACGCTTATCTGAGCAAAAACAACAGATCAATGAAGATCTAAATGAGCTCAAGACAAGAGCACGCACCAAATGTCAGCACTGTAGCAAAATGACTGCTATCAGCCTTAAAAACTTAAAGTTCAAAATTATTGGGTGATGAAGATGAATATTGAAAAAGAACGCGAGGCTTTTGAAAGACATGCTTTCGGTGCAAATTACGACCAACTGAAAGCTAATTATGATGAATATGAGGAGAATTACGGTGATCGTTACCCTCCTTATACTTATGAGAGCCAGTGGGAATCATGGCTAGCAGCCAAGGCCCATGACATAACTCAATATAAAGATCTTTATAAACGTGCAATCGTAAATGCAAAAAAACGTAAGAACCAAATCAATTGGGCGCACGTTGCAGGTCTAGGCGTTGGCTCTGGTAGAGCTGTTGAACTTTGCAAGGAGTTAAATATAGATCCACATGCGACAGATATGAATGCAATGGTAGAAGCAGCAAGGGGCGGAAATGAGTAATTCTATTTTACCGAAGCTGACCCAAGAGCAATTTAAAGAGATAGTGAACCCACTATCTCGCCCTACTCGAACTTGGCACTGCGGCTTCTCTTATCTGGAAACTTGGCTTAAAGCTGAAAGTGAAGATGTAGAGCATGGAGTTGAACTGGTACCAGACTTTCAGCGCGGCCATGTTTGGACAACGGATCAGCAAACTAAATATATTGAAAATGTTTTAAGAAATATCGTTGATGAAAGCGGCCTAACAATTCGGTTCAACTGCCCTTCGTGGAGAACAGACCGTAATAAGCATAGCGACCTATTAGACCAAATGGTTTGTATAGATGGCCTACAACGACTGACATCTATCCGTAAATTTATAGCTGGAAATTTAAAGGTTTTTGGCCTGACATTTGATGAATTGCCAATGCGCCAGATTCTGCGTGACTTGCAGATAGTTGTGAAGATGTATGACTTTCAATATAGATCAGAGCTATTGCAATTTTACCTAGACATTAATGGCGGTGGAATTGCTCACAGTGAGGCCGAACTAGAACGAGTTAGAAATTTATTGAAAGAAGCAAAAGCGGATGCGGAGGGGTGAAGATGGGAATGGTTACAGATCACGAATTGCTCCATAAAATTTTGGAGGAAATGCAGAGTTTAAAAAAACAACTTGCCGCGGATAATGAACGACGGGTAAGCGTGAAGGAGTTTCAAGAGCGTCTTGGCTGGAAAAATACAAAGTTTTATGAACGTATAAAGATGGGAGAAATTGCTCCCCCACTAAAAGATGGAGCGTACAGTTATTATTTAAACTCATATGTGAATGAGGTTGTCACAAGGCGATCAAATTCTGCTACATTAGCCGCTTAGAAAAGCGGCTTTTTATTTGATTCAAATAAGGCACTTTTTGAAAAGTGAGTAACATTGTGAGTAACTTTACATAGCTTGCAAAAATATTAACTATATTTCATAAGGTTAAGTTCATCATGCTTCTAATGATCGACAATTACGACTCTTTTACCTATAACATCGTCCAGTATTTTGGCGAGTTAAATCAGGACGTAAAAGTAGTTCGCAATGACCAAGTCTCATTAGAGGATATTGAACGATGGCAGCCAAAATATTTAGTGATTGGACCGGGCCCATGTTCGCCCAGTGAAGCAGGAATTTCTATTCCAGCGATAAATCACTTTGCAGGAAAAATTCCTTTACTGGGGGTGTGCTTAGGTCATCAAGCCATTGGACAGGCGTTCGGTGGCAACATTATTCGTGCGAAAACCGTGATGCATGGTCGCTTATCCGACATGTACCATACCGATAAGGGAATTTTTAGCAACCTCCCTTCTCCATTCGCAGCGACACGTTATCACTCCTTGGTTATTGAGCAGGAAACACTACCAGAATGTCTGGAGCTCACTTGCTGGACCAATCAGGCAGACGGTACAATTGAAGAAATTATGGGTGTTAAACATAAAACCCTTCCTGTGGAGGGTGTCCAGTTTCATCCCGAATCAATTTTAAGCGAACATGGACATCAGATTTTTAAGAACTTCCTAAAGCAGTATGCTTAA